GGTATGCGCAGCTATGATAAACGAAACGGAACACAAACTGACAAGATTCAATAAACTGAGAGAATAACACCTATGGGATATGCAGAAATAGAAGAGAGGTTGTATCAGTTGGTTGAACGATTTGAACAGCATGAGGAGAATGAGAAGCAAGTGACTGCTGACTTATTCAAATCTCAGCAAGCGAACACAGATGCTATCGCTGAGATCACTCGATCAGTGTCAAGACTGGTTGATGATACCAGCGATGTCATCAGACTTCATCGAGATTTACAAGGTGCCGCCAGGGTTGGTAAAGGTGTCCAGGGGTTCATGCTTTGGTGTTTGAAATGGGGAACCATCGGTGTAGGGATGGCGGCAACAGTTACTTGGATAGTCGAGAAATTCAATCATGCCGGTTAAACCATGTCAATCAAATGGAAAATCAGGTCACAAATATGGTGACTCAGGTAAATGCTACACTGGCAAAGGCTCTGAAGCAAAAGCCAATGAGCAAAGAGAAGCAATCAAAGCTTCACAAACTAGCGCAGTAAGACATCGTATTCTATCCAAATCTAAAAGAAATTAACCTCTAAATCATTGGTGGTATGACCATCGCGATATCGCTGCAGTGCACGCTTTAATCCTTCTTGGTTATCAGTCTTACGCTCAATAGCATCAGCCACAGCTAAGTCAATCGTATCATTGCATAGTATCCTAATGATAGATACCGGGTGAGCCTGGCCCTGGCGGTTGAGTCTGCCACACATCTGCTCATACAGCTCCAGTGACCAGTTCAACCCGAACCACACGAGGGTGTGACCTGACTCTTGCAGTCCATCAACACCATGACCCATGCTGGCCGGATGACCAATCATAAGTTTGATTTCACCACGGTTCCATTTATTGATGACTTTCTCAGTGTCCTTTGATGGTGTAGCAGTGAGGTTCACCGGTCTGTACTTCTTAAACTTCTTCATGATGCGCTCAGCATCTGACTTAAAGGTGTAGCTACATAGCACCGGTGACCCACCGGCTTCCTCAAGCACTTCCTCAAGGGCATTGATCTTGGCATCGTGTACAGCTTCAAATTCCGGTGACTCGCTGCTCAGGTATGGAGACCCATTACAGAATTGAAGGCATTTATTAGAAACTGATGACCGGCTGAATACCTCCACCTCTCTGCCGCTGTCCAGCTGGGTGAACATATCCTTCTCGACTTCTTTATATGCCTTGCGCACGGCTGCCGGCAGGTCAACCATCATGTTTGTCACTTTGCAGTCGGGGAGGTCCAGATAATCCCGAGCATCCATCTTCACAGTGATGTCGCTGATCTTGTATTCAATCCACTGCTTACCGAGCTCAGTCGGTGTGTAGGCCCAGCCGCTATAGTCGCTGGTGAAATAGCTATCTTTGTAATGAGTAATGTATTCACCCAGGCGAACGCCACCATCGACTGCCAGAAATTGGCCATGCAGGTCAATGTAACCATTTGATGCAGGGGTACCAGTGAGCCCGGTGCGGTACTTGAAGTGAGGGATGATCTTACGCCAACCGGTAACTTTGATCTTATAAATCTCACCACGCCCGTCCTTGCGGTCCCGATTGCCGCCAGCGACACGCAAAGAGGTGCTGTTCTTCAGCTTTGACACTTCATCATAGACAACCATCTGAAATGGTAGCGGCTTACCTTGGGAGATATAGTAATGATCCAGCTGCTCAGCGAGCCAGTTCATATTCTCATAATTGATGAGATAGATGTCAGCATCGGCGAATAGTGCACGTGACCGCTTTTCCCTGGTACCGTGGACAACGCTGAAACGCAGATACTTGGTATGACTCCATTTCCTTGCCTCTCGCGCCCATACCGCCTGTATGACTCGCAGCGGACCGAAGATGAGTACCTTCTGCACTTGGGCTGCACGCATCCGGTCAACGATAGTAGTGAGAGTGATAGGAGTCTTACCGAGCCCCATACCGAGCCACAGCATCGAGTCATCATGAGTGAGTTGATGCATGATGCAGATTCGCTGGTACTCATGCAGCTGTTGTGGTTGGAGGAGCTGATTCATTATAAAAAATTCACAGGAACGACGGTATGTCTAATGGAAAGGTACGCTTCGATGAACGCTGTCGCGACTTCGGCATTGATCGCATTGCCGTAACCGCGCAAGCGTCCCACTCGGGCGGGAGCCCCATGAGCCAGCGGGAATGTGCCGGGTTCAACTGGCCGCCACTTTCCGTCCCGGCAGTAGAGCCAGTCAGCATCTCGCCAGAGGCCGTTAGTCGGGCCGGGCCTACCGTCTCCGCCATCATTCTCAGGTCGGTTATAGATGCCGTCTTCCTCCCCGTTGCCAGTTTGCGGGCCATGTGTGCTTCCGCTGTCCCTCCCGGCTGGTTCGCCGTCGGTGTCGGCCATCCCGCCAATTGCCCTGCAGTCTGCAAATTCTCCCCGCCCTGCCTCCCCTGTGTTCCCGCTCCGGTCCCGTTGTTGCTGGTCGGCGTCGGCCATCCCGCCAGCCACACTGCCCGCCCCAGCAGCGCATTGATGGGTACGTTCGGGCATTCCGCTCCGTCCTTGTGATCGCGTGTCGTGGGGGTGGGCCACGAAGAACAGTCGTTGTCTGATGTTCGGCGCACCGACGCCCGCAGCGCACAGATCGACCGCCCCGCAGGCGTAACCCGCTCTTTCCAGGTCAGTTTGTACAAGGTCGAGCCAAGCAAGCCCGTCTTTACTTGCAACTTGCTCGCCAAAAATTGGGACCGCTTCTGGTTTTCCGTGTTGTATAAGGTGGTACCAGTGTGACCATAGGTGCCGCTCGTCAGCAAACCCGCCTGCTTTGCCTGCCGCGCTGAAAGGCTGGCAAGGACAGCTTCCCGTCCATACAGGCCGATTATCAGGCCAGCCTGCTCGGCGTAATGCGTAGGACCACACTCCGATTCCGGCGAAAAAATGGCACTGAGTGTATCCATCAAGATCTGCTGGCACGATGTCTTCGATTGATCGTTCATCAACTACCCCCGGAGCTATCCGCCCCATTCTAATTAACTCCCGCAGCCATGCCGCTGCGAACGGGTCGTGTTCGTTGTAGTAGGCTGTCACAAAAACGACACCTCTTCAGCAACATGCCATTTTAACTTGCTGTAAATCATATCTTCGTAAATAGCAAAGCACTTTGTTTTCTTGATAGGCATGCCAATAGCATCAACAACTTCATTGATATTGGTGAACTGTGTCGGTGCTGATGACTCAGTACATTGTTTGGTATCAGGGTCAAAGGGGGTCATCCAGATCATTTCAACATCACCTCACGAATCCAGGCATCAACACCCTGCTCACCATAGACGGTGAACACCTCAGAACCAGCTTTCAACAGACGTTTGTGCTCACGTTTCTGATTCTTCGATAGTTTACCATCGATAGTTTTCACTTCGACAAACCACACATTACCTTTACGAATAACGATGCGGTCTGGTACACCGTCTCGACCAGGGCTTGCCCACTTACGAGTGATACCGCCGTTCTTGTTTACCTCAGTATCGAGATGCTTTTCAACTTTGTTTTCACGGACACCCATTACTTCACCACTTCCAATTTAGGCTTCACAGGCTCACCGTTAATCTTGGTGATGCCAGACTGATGTGATGTTGTCTCATCACTAAGCATCTTGATGCAAGCAGTTAGCACATCAATGATGACGGATTTCTCAGCTTCAGTATCAAGACTTTCTGCGTTGCCGCGCATCATGATCATATTACCCAATGCAGCCATAGGGTTACCTGCATACATCTTTGACAGTTCAACCTCAAGCTGCGAGCCCATATCACTATGCATCGTTGATACGCTGAACATCTCACCATCGTTGATGAGTGCTTCAAGCTCGTCACTGGCGGTGAACTCGCGAGTATCACCGTTGCTGTATTCGATTGTTATTTTGGTATTCATCGTCATCGCCTTTTCAATTGAACTTGTCACACATTGTAGTACATCACATTGACCCTTGCAACAACGGCTTCACAAGTTTCTCAGTTTCGGCGATATACCATTCATAGTTAAGATCGTTAGGATGATAATTACTCTGCGCCCATTCAATCTGTGAGATATCATTCGCAAGCTGCACCATCCACCCGGTATTGATACCGCTACGCCGCTCCTCGTACACAGACTTATTCTTGGTGTGAATGCGCTCATCCCATACGCCAGGTCCAATCTCAGCCATCACCTCATTGTAATATGCATCGGTGAGTTTATTAGCACGCTTATATTCACCCGAAGTACCAACAGCAGGCATTACTTTTTCAAGTGGCTTTCCTTCTTTGCTGATGTAGTATCTGACGATGTTGCTAACCTGTTCTCCTCCCCATTCGAGAGTGCTAGTTCGAGGTACTTTCGTGCGCAAGAAGAAGTCGAAGATATCATGATGGTTTGTAATGACTTCCCTAATGTTTTCCCCATGCACAAGTGCTTTCTCTGCTGCGATGGCAACGATGCGGGCTGACCAGTCTTTGTGATAAGGAAGCTCCCTGGTGCCTGGGTTCTCTTCAGCTGTGACATGGGCATAAGCTCCTATGCGTTTCAATGACCCATCCATCTTCTCAGCAATGTACGAATTAACATCACGTATGAACATACGATTGTATAGCGCTTCCTCAAGCTCCAGCTTAGTTAGCTCCTCCCACCACATACACACTTTGCGGGTATGCTCTAGGTACTCATGAGGACAGAGATAAGTGATACCGTCAGTGTTCGCCTGAATCATTCTGAGCCCTGGTACCTTCAGCAGTTGCTCAGTCAGCATGCATAACAGGAGCTGTCCGTTGATTGTAATGCTCATGGTATAGAAGGGGTCTAGGAATACACTGTATTCATTATTCGAATTACCGTAAGGTACATTCAATGATTCTTTATAAGCGCCATTTTCTGATGATCCTTTGGGGTAGGTTTTTCTAATATGATAGATATCATCATAGGCATCACAGAATGCTTCACCAAGGTGAGCAGGGTATAATTTATTCTTAATACCAAGGTTAGGATAAAAAGAAGCAACATCCACATCGACAAGCTGATATCGATCATCAGTATGTATGATTTGTGATTCGACAGAAGCATGTAATCCACCGGTACCAAAATGATATTCGAGTCCATTAATGGTTGCGATAAGACCTTTGAAGACACCTTTCGTTTCTTTAATGACTTTTGATTCCAAGTACGTTTTAATTTGCTGGAATTGCGGTGTTTCAAGTTGTACATAGGGGAATATGACTTGTGCCAAATCGATAGACTCACGCACGGTCTGACGTTTGATTTTCTTATTGTCTTGGTACTCATAACATGAGATACCTCTTTTCTCCATTTCATAGATTAGAATAGTTTCACCAATCTTACCATTGCTCATGTTCAGCATATTCTTACCAAACTTCTTTGATAACTCCTCACGCATTTTTATCTGAGATGCGGTGCGCTCAGCAAACATATCAGTTGCATCGATGTCATGCCACATGTAGTTGATTAGAATGTCGATTTGTTCACTGGTGAGTACAGTACCAACGGGAAATGGCAAGTCTTCAATGCTATCCATACGCATATTGAACTCAAGGATCTTAAGACTGGTTGCCTTGGATACATTGTCGAAGTGGTGGATCTTATACAGGTCTATTTGATCGACTACCCAATCAGACTCCCACACCATGTGAGAAAACCTGGCAGGACCATGCGCGTTGATGATCGCCATTGCTTTATCGTAGATGTCAGCAGCGCTAATAAAAGCACGATGGTTCTGATAGATAAAGTGTAGCACCGGATAATCGAAGCCGATATTATTGAAACCGACAGCACGACATCCTTGCTGACCAAGCACCTCAATGAAGTGCACCAGTTCCTGCAAGTCATTGCGCCTATCACTTATTTCAAATAACCATTTGCGGCGTGTAACCGGGCAAAGGAAGCCGATAGTGAAGACGTTTGGAAAAGTCTCACAATCATAACGGATATCAGAGGGTATGATACCGTAGAGAAAGTCGGGGTTAGTCATTTATCATTCTACTCTGGGTCATCAAAATTTGGTTTCTCACAAAAGCTTCGGCTTTTTTCCCTGATTTCATAAACTAATTCAGCAGGCATACGAAATACTACTATTGTATAATTTCCTGCACGATCTATTTTTAAAACATAATCTCCCCAACCACGGCGATTTATCCAATGCGATGCCGCATGTAAATTTCCAGGAATATTTTCAGTATGTAGTTTATTCATCTGTATCATCCTTCTCCTTATCTTTTTAAAGTGTCACTGGCTGATGGACTCGAACCATCATACACCTCCGTCGAGGGCTTCCATACCTACCCAGGGACTCGAACCCCGCTTGCATCCTGCACCAGTGACACTTTAAAAAGACCCTCCCAGCGGATAGGAGGGTATAGGAGGGTAAAGTTGGGGGTATTAATCGCCGTGTTTATAACTCTCCGGAATAACAGCAGGTGCGGGTTGTGGCATATCCGGCATTACGATTTTCTTTTCGAGAAATTCAAAAAGCTCCTCGATGTCAGTGAACACATAGTCGTTAGAATGCGAACCCGCTGGTACTGGAGAAGGTACAGCGGAAGGTGGTACTGGAGAAGGTACAGCGGAAGGTGGTAATAGACCCGGCGCTTGTGTAACGATCACACCGTTTTCAGCGCGCATGATTTCAATACGTGAAAAATAATTTGTTTTCATCTTGATTCCCCTTTAT